TTTGGTTGTGCAGTAGCACACCAACCGCATCAACACCGGCAGCATCTTTCCGTATCTCTAAAAGTTCCTGAGGACTAGTAGTCCCCAGACCTAAGAGGCCTGCGGGCGTGATACGCATCCGCTCAACGGCATTAACGCCAAAAACAAGAGACTTGTTTTCGTAGTTGTATAGGTATCCAAAGTCGTTATCAATTCCTACAAAAAGCCCATCTGTTGCGGTAGAACCGTACGCAGAAGTGGAAATCTGTACGCCCGCCAAGCCATCAGTTGCTTTTTGGATGTGAAACTGTGTGACTGGACTGGCCGTACCCACCCCAATATTTCCATTTGCACTGACAAACAACCGCCCCGTGCCATTAGTTGAGATGGCTAGTTGGTCAGCGCCGGGGCTGTAGATGCCGGTGTTCTCGTCGCCCTCGATGGCAATGCTTGGTGCAGCAGCCGTGCCAAGCGGCGCGCCACGGAACAGCTCCTCGATGGTGATCCGCTTGTTCTTACTGGCAGCAGCAACCTCGCTGATGTCAACGATGGGCAGGTAGTCACCAGCCGCTGGTGCAGTCAGTGCTGTCAGATCCGAAATCTTACGGTCAGCCATTGCTGGAGCAGTGCTTTATGGCCTACTCTACTGCTTCTGGGATTTCAGGCGCCACAAAGCTGCCGTCTGCATATGCCCAGCCAATGCCTGCGCCATCCTGCAATGGCACCAGATCGCAACCTTCAGGTGGTTGCCATGATGCCTCGCCATCCCAGATGGTGACATTGATGACGATGCCGTTTTCGACGATTGCGTAATTCATAGTCATCACCAGATATAGACGATGCAGAGGCCAGCGCCGCCAGCACCACTGGCAACTGCTGTTTGATTAGAACCACCGCCGCCGCCGCCCGGTACGGATGCAGCAGTGCCGGTGTTGGACGTGGCGCCATCACCACCGTTGAGGCTGTCGCCACCTGCGCGTTGGGTGGCAGAACCGCCAACAGAAGCAGCGCCACCACCGCCGCCACCCCAGAAAGCAGCCGGGCCATTGCTTGTGCCGCTAGCGCCACCGGCACCACCGTAATCACCTGTATCCCCTGCATTGCCGCCGGTCAATATAGAGCCGTGGCCAGCACCGCCTGTACTGCTAGATCCAGCAGCCAGGCTGCCGCCACCGCCGCCGCCAGTAGCAATAAGTGTGCCCCCCACATTGGTGCGGCTACCACCAGCGCCGCCGTAAGCAGTCATCAAGCTGCCGAAGCTGCTGGTGCCGCCGACGTTGCCATTGGCATCAGTGCCGGATGCAATGGCTGCACCACCTGCGCCGATTGTGACCGCAGCAGAACCGGGCAAATCCGACAACTGGAAAAGCCGCTGCACGCAGGCACCGCCACCACCGCCACCGCCGGCTGTTCCTCCAAATCGCGCACCGCTACCGCCGCCACCCCATAGCGTGATCAGTGCAATGGTGCCAGCGGTGGGCTTCACCCATGTGCCGTTGGCAGTAAAAACTTCCTTGCTAGAGCCGGGCGGGATGGCATTCCAGCTTGCGACAGTGCCGTTGGTGGTGAGGTACTTGCCGCTTTGGCTGGTCTGTGACGGCAGCGTGCCCTCAAAGGCGACGGTATTGCCGACGATGGTGCCAAGCGTGATCCACGCATTATTGGCAGCGTTGCGCTTTTTCCAAATCGGGTTGGCGCCGCTGGTGTCAATCCAGTCCATGAACGCCACCGTGGTGGATGGCGCGGTGCCGCCGCTGTTAGCCGAAAACAGTGCGGCCAGGTTGTTGTTGATGTCAGCGCGGACCGTCGGGAATGTGTCGTTCTGAACGGTCTGGTCAGCTTGCGCCATTAGACGATCTCTCTGCCGTAGCCAGTAGCAGTGTAATCGCAACTGCGAGTCACGCCTGCATTGGCACTGTTGTAGAAGTTTACAGTGAAGCCGGTGCGGCTGGTGGCGGTGACCGTGTAGTAGTCACCGGTTGCCATGTTCGACGGGCTGATCACGATGTTCGGTGTCTGGTAAAACGCCTGGGCAAACGTGACGGTATAGGTGTTGGCGCCGGTCCGGTTGCCAGATTCAACCCGCTGCTGCAGTTCAGCCGTTGCGCCAAGGTCTGAAATTGCCAAGCCGACCAAGTTGCTTTCGGTGGCACCAATCACCCGCACCTGGATGGCGCGTGCTCGCACCACTGCATTGACGAACTCGTTCCACGGTCCCCACGTTGGCGTGCCGGCTGGGTTGTCGTTTGTTGTGCGAACGTAGGTAACGCAGTTGACCTGATCAAGGTCGCTGCCATCGAAGTTGCCGGGCTGGTCGTCAAACAAACCCGTGACGCTATCGAAGTTGATTGACGTGCTGACCGGATAGCTAATGATCCGGCGGCGCAGGTTGATGTCATAAACCTGCGTCAAGTCCAGCGTGTCCTTGTAGACATAAGTGCCGGTCAGTGCCGTCGCTGGATCTAGGTACAGCGCAACCTTGCCAGCGTCGTAGATGAAGTTAGTTTTGGTGCCATCAAACTTGGGCACCAGGTTTTGCTCTTCCCAGACCTTTACGCTCAGGCGTGGCTGCGGCGTGGGCAATGCTGCATGGATGCCAACCGGCACCAATGAACGCACGCCGGATTGATCACGGAAGGCGACGAAATAAGTGCCAGCTAACAACGGCACCTGCTTTTGGGTTTGGTTGCCAGCCGCTGCCTGCACGATGGCGTTACTAGTTGACCACTCCGCTGCTGGCATGTCACGCGGGTCATGACGAATCAAGACCTCACCGCCAATCAGCACATCGAGGTCGGTTGCTAGATCCCACTGGATAATGGCGGTGCTTTCGTTGATGGGCACCAAGCTGACGCCTGTCGGATTAGCAGGTGGTGCGCTTACGCCCGTGACCGAGAACATCATCTCAGCCGGTGCGCTGCTGATCACCTGCGTCGAGCTGATGGCATAGACCTCCACTTGGTAGTTGCCAGTGGTCACATCCTCGATTTCGTACAGCGGGCCGTATTGGCGCACCTCTGTCCAGTTGCCAAATTCAGCACGCCACCGAATTTTGTATTCATTGACGCCACGGACACCCTTCCATGTGAGTGCCAACTTTGTTGTGACCCGACCATTGAGCGGATACAGGATCTCGGTGCCGGTCAAGTCCTGCGGTGTTGCAGGTGGCACGTTCAAGTTGGTGATGTCGCGGGCTTCAAGTGGTGCGCCACGCTCCACATAGTCGTATTTGCTGCTGTTGTAGCTGACGGCTGTGATCGAATAGTTGATGCCCTCTTCTTCTTGGATGCCCAGCACTTTCCATTGCGTCGGCTGGATGTCGCTGGTTTCAACCATCCACACACCACCATTTTGTGGTGCCATGCTGAAAGGCGGCGTGACCGTGTACACACCAGCAGTCAGATCTGTGATGGTGCGCGATTCGACGATGCCATCGTCTAGCACCACGCTCAAGGTGCCGGTGCTGGGCAGGTCGGTTGCATTATCAACCGTGACGGTGGATGCGGTTCCGCTACTGATGCGACCAGCACGGCGAGCGCCAGACTTAACAGGATCGGCAATGTTGATGACAGCGCCAGGGCGAACGATGATGCCGTTCTCTAGGCTGGTGGTAAAGCTGCATACTTCTGTCTCGTAGCGTTCGGAGTAAAGAATCCACTCGCCCACGCGATGCGCTTGTGACCGGCTGGTGGTGGCAAATGCCGTCACTTCTTTGGTCACCACGCCATAGCGAGCGATGCCTTCAGGATCTTCGACCACTTCCCGGTCAATGTCGCCCAACTCCAAATTGAGCCAGCCAACAACGACAACAGTTGAACGGGTCTTCAGGCTGCTGGATTCGTAGGTGAAGCCATCTTCACTGACATTGGCAAGGGTAAATAATGCAACCGGATCTGCTGCCCGGTCTTGCATCATGCTCAGCGATCCAGCCGCCCAGTACGGCATGGCGCGGAACACTGAACACATATCGTTGATGAGCTTATAGGCCTCTTCTTGCGTTTGGATGTTGACATTGCAGCTAAACCGTGGCTCGCTGATTGGATCATTCAGGCCTGTCGATACCAGTTCAGCGCAATACTTACTAGCTTGAAAAAATGCCCACCGGTCTAATGTGTTGGCCTGGATGTGATCACCCAATCCGTAGCGCCTGCTGGTGAGCAAATCCCACAGAATCCAGGCGGGGTCACTGGTCCATGCAGCAGCGCCGAATGTTCCATTCCAAATACCGGAATAGGTGAGCCTACCGGTTTCTAGGTCAACGGTTGCATTGCTCGGAATAGCAACCTTAACGCCACGGATTTTGTAGGCGCGTTGCGGGATGTTGCTGAACTGCTCAGCATCAATCCGTGTGGCAACGTAGGCAGTGTTTGGGTACTTCAGCTTTTTATAGATCAGCTCGGTGTAACTGGTCCAAGTAAATGCATTTTGCTCTTTAACGCTGGTTGGCTCTGGTGACGTGCGGCTAACTTGAATGTCAACAGGGAACGCACCAACAAGGTCAACAATGTAATCTCGCTGATATGTATCAGACGTGCGCCCTGAAATAGTGTCGTTAATAACTGTAGTGTAAATGATTGCCCCAGAGTAACGAACCGCAATGGCCAAAGACAATGATGAGCCAACAATGTCGCCGTTGTCCAGCACCTTTTGCAGCGATGGCACAGTTATTGTCAGCCGAACGGCATTGATATTTGGATCAAGAATGGCCCTCGTTTTAGGCGATGCGATTGTCACGGATTCATTGACTCCCTCCTCTTTCTCAGACGCATCAAACCCTGGCACATAGGCCTGGCTTTGCGTGCCAAACTTGGTCACGACGGTGACGTTTTGAAAATTAAAGTCAGACTCCTGCGGCAACGTATTGTCCGCAGTAACATTAAGCAATTGCGTCTTGTTGAAGTAAATATCCTTCATCGACGCATTCATGTATTGCGTCGTGCCTTGCGTTAGCCCCAAGCGTGATGGCGTGGCAAATCCCTCGATCTCACCTTCGCTAAGGATTTCAACAATCTTGGCGTAAGCCGTTGAATCAAGGTTGTCCTTCGCTTCTGTGGACTTACGAAAGGCGCCGCCGCCTTTACCCTTGCCACCGCCACCAGCACCGTAGATGCTCATACGCCTGACACCTGCACAATGTCAGCGCCAGCGCTAACGACAATGCCGCCAACCAACATCTCGCCATAAACCACGGGCACCGGCACACCAGCCCGCGTGGTGTTCTGGATGCCGCTAAAGCTAAAGCTTTTTTTGGGGTCGCCTTCGTCTTGGTCGATCTTTGGTGTTGGTGCAAGTAACTGAGCTACCCCACCTAAAACAAGGCTGATTCCGACGCCAGCCAAAACAGTGCTAACAGCTACAGGTGCAGCAAGTCCCAATAATCCTATTGTTGCGCCTCCTGTAAAAAATGCTCCTGCAATCAACGCAATGCCCAGCAAAATCCGCCCAATGGCACCAGCGCCCGCCATCACCGGCACAATCTGGATCTCGCGGCCCATTGGGTTGTGGACATCATCCAGCGTCAGATCTTCGCCAGCGGTGTGGACGCGGTAATACTGGTGCGCCATATGGGCTTCTAACTCTGGCCAGTTGGTCACTAGAAAACGCACCGCCTCAGCAGCAGTGGCGACATCCGCTTCCAGTACGCGATGGCCGACAAACTTAGCGAGGGCGCCGTACAGCTTGATCTTACGCAGCATGACGCAACCTCCTTCCTGTGCATTTTAGTAGCCACCCGCCGTAAAGGTCACGGCTACTCAAGCGACTCTGCATATGATGCAACACCATCTGATCGCCTAGATACACGGCGCAATGGTTCAGGCCAGGGCTGCTGATGCTCATAAACAGCAGGTCGCCTTTCTCTAGTTCTTCATTAGGTAGCAACTCACGGAAACCTGTCGCCTTCCAGCGATCATCAAAATACGGTTTGGCCTGAAAGTCTTCTGGGTTGGTGCAGCGGTCCCAGTCGCGTAGCTTGATGCCCTGCTCGGCATACCAGTCACGCGCCAGTGTCCAGCAGTCATGCACCGCCCACACCCATTCGCGGCCAATCAATGGCGCCTTATAACCGCATGGCTTGCATTCGCCCCAGAGTTCTAGGTTGGGGTTGACGATATACCAAGGCAAGCCGCTGGCTTCACATGCGGCGCGGTCTGCTGGTGATGGCTGCGGTGGTGTACTTGGGTGGCTGTGAACAATAGCCAACACCTCGCCTTGATCTTCGGCTGCGGCGTAATCCTCGGTTGACAGCACAAACATCTGATCTGGTGCTGCCGCTTGGTTGCGGCACGGGATGTAGTGCTCGCGGCCTTTGATGACCACCAGCAACCCACAGGCCTCGCGGGGTTGTTCCGCCTTGGCGTGCTCTAGTGCTGCGTCGCGCCAGGTCATTGTCATCCGCTGACTGTACCAACGCCAGGGAATCCACCAAATGGCAATTCAGCATTCTGCCCAAATCGCAGGTGGCAGCTATTGAGTCGCTTGCCGCATACGTCACCAGATGCGCTCAGCACTGGCTGGTCTGCAGCATCAAAATAATTGGTCCCCGTGTAGCCGCATTCTGCAGAGCGATACGTCCATGGGCATAGGTTGGCGATGCACTGCCGCTTGGGTGCCCGCACACCAGCAAGGTCAAAGCTGGCTGCCAGCTCAAATTCAACGAGGTTGCGGTTTTCTGCGCTTTTGCGGTCGATAAAGAAAATTTCGCGTGGAAATTCAGCGCTGCCATCTTCGTTGGGATTGATTGGCTCCAGCAGGAAACTACCGCCATCTTCAAGCAGCAGTGCATCGCCGTCCTCAAGTAGCAAGATGTCGCCGCTAACTGGGTAGTTAGCAGCATCGAGATATTTGGCCAGCGTGCGGATGCGCGTTACCTTGGCGCCCTCCAAGCCAACCGGCAGGCTAAGGATGATGGCCGTAACCGTGCCAAAAATGTTGCTAACGCGAATCCTTGGCCGCGGCAGTGACCCCTGTCCACTGTATTCAAACCCGTCTGCTTCAATCGGAAACTTCAAATAGCTATTGCCACGCCAAACCACATCACCGTTGTTGACTAAATTGGTGCCCGAGTGGAAACGATAAACCTCATTACTGCCATGGATCGCAGTGACCAGCTCCAACTCAAATAGCTCGATGATTGCGCTGGGGTTAGATGTCTGGAAGTCACCTGACAGAATGGTGACCGCCATCCATGTAACGGTGCCATCGACAGTGGTATTACCGATGACCGTCGGCCAGAACGGTTCCGTCGCGCTAGTCGTACCGGCAACCGTGCAACGGAAGAAGAATCCCGTCGCTGGTGGGATCGTGGCCTGAACAACATCCCCGACGTTGTAGGCGTAACTAGCTTGCCACAGTGCAGGTGCGCTCATGGCTCATGCACTTGCCGGAAGGTGGCGCGGATGACAGCTCGGAATGGTTCCTCGATTGTCTTTTGCCACTCACTGCATACCCACTTGTAGCTGGTGCTGGTATCAGGTGGCGTCCAGTCAAACGACTCAGAACCACCACGGGCTTCAAGGAACGTTTCGATTTCGTCTGATACCTCCTCGGTTACATTCCACTCCAGTGTCCATTCCTTCGGGTCTTGTTGGAGGCCGAACTGTACGCGTTGTTCATATCCGTCACCAAACCGCGTAGAGCGCACCTTAGGCGCACTGTTCTTGCTGGCGCCAACGCGTGGTTTGTAGTCGGGGAACGTAGCCATTAGCGTGCGAGAAGACCGCCGGGCCGCTGCTGTTTAATCAATTCTGACTGTACCGCAGCACTGATGACCCTGCCAAGCTGGTTGGCGCCTTGCTCGTTGCCCTCCACGCTGCTGCCCTTGGCATCGACGTTTACCACCACGTTGGTGCTGCCGCCACCCATCTTGTCATTGGCAACGATGGTGCCGCTGCGCCCTGGTACGAACAACTCGGGACCACGCTCGCCCACCATGTACATCTGACCGCCAGACACCGGGCCACCCTTGGCACGGCCAGGCAGCACAGTGCCGAAGGATGCCGCCCATCCGCCAGCATCTGTGGGTACAGCGGAAGCCGTACCAGCGTTAAATCCGCTGGAGAGCCCTCCGCCAATGCCGCCGACCAAATCACCACCGGGGAACAGCCTCAACACGGTATTAAGGATCGTCATCTGGATCCACTTGGCGATAATCTGCGCCGCCATGTCGAGGAACTGATCCGCCACACTCTGGAAGAAGCCAGCTAGTGCTTCCTTGGCAGTCATGCTGCCGCTGATGATTCCTTTAAAAGATGTAGCAAACGCATCGCCAATTCCAGCAGCAGCGCTAGTGACCAGATTGATCGGATCAGTTAACTTTTCAAGTTCAAGTTTTACCTCGTCGGCTGCTCCTTGCAGTCGCTCCTTATCAGTTTTAGGCCTAGCAAGTTCAGTCTTGCGCCCAATGATTGCTTGCTGCTGATCTGGAGTTAGATTTTTGTCGCCACGAATCCTAGCGATTTCAGCTTCAAGGCGTAACTGTTCACGCGCTTGTTCAGTCGTGGCAGTTTTCAGCGCCAACTCCAAATCAAGGTCGGCAATTGTTTGGTCAAAGGCTTTTGTGCGCTCTATTGCTTGCTCCTTAATAGCTTGCTGGACGGCATATATTTTCTTGTCTGCCTCAAGCGTTGCATCTTTTATTTGAGCATTCTTGGTTTCTTGTGTTGCCTTACTACGTGTAATTTCAGCAATTCTAGTTTGACGCTCTTCTAGCGCCTTGTCTATTTCCAATGCTGCTGCAGTTACAAGACTGCCGCGTTCTTTTTCTACTGCAATCTGCTTTTCAATTCCGAACAGTTTCTCTTTAAGTGCTACTTGCCCTTGAAGATTGGCTAGCTCTTCTGCTGCACGCCGCTTTTCTTCTGCTTTACGTTCAGCATCATCTTTGCCGCTTTTTGCGCCGCCGCCGCTGCCTTTTGGCACTAAAGGCATAGGCCGCTTGGGTGGTTCTGGCGTTGGCGCCTTGAAGCCGGGTCCAAAGAATCTGGCATCTGGGGTGACACCAACCGTTTGATATAGCAAGCGGACTTTGTACTCGCCTTGCGCTTGCTCTAAGGCGCCACGCAATGCATCAACTGAAACTTCTGCAAATGCCGCTTCGCGGCTAACGGCGCCAAACTCAGACTGCACGGACAGCAGCTTTAACTCGGCTGCAGCAAGTTCTTTTTCTAGTGATTTTATTTTGCCTGCAACTTGTTCAATTGGAGCATAGTTAAGCGTATTGTTGAACTCCTGCTGTGCATCGGCAGATTCCACTACCACTACCGTAAGTGCAGCCACACCGGCTGCTAATGCAAGCCATGGCGCAGCGGCAAGGCTGATAGCAGCAACTGCTGGAGCCAATGCAATAAACGCAGCCGTAAGCGCAACAACTGCAACTGCTGTTGTCTTTATGGGGCCAGGCAGTTGCCCAAATAGTTTTAAAATCTCTGTTGCTTTGCTAATAATTGGCGTTATGGCTGGCAGTAGTTCAGTGCCAACCGTTGCACTAAAATCTTCAAGCGCAGCATTGAATCTCCTAGTTGCTCCAAATGCTCCGCCAAAAGAAGCCTCTAGGTCAGCAGCACCTTCGGTCCTAATGCGCTTCAATGCTTCAATAAGCACTTGGCTGCTAATTTGACCATCGGAAGCAAGTTGCTTTAGCTCACCACGGTTTCGGCCTAATACTTTTGCAACCGCATCAAGCAATTGCGGAGTTGCCTCGCTAATTGCGTTGAACTCCTCGCCAGCTAAGCGGCCAGAACCAAGTGCTTGGTTTAGCTGTAAAGTAGCCGATGCGGCATTCTGGCTATTTACCTTATTAAGCGCCAGCAGCGTATTAAAGCCTTCGTAAACATTAGCGACATCTTCTAGGCTTGCGCCGGTAGGTCCAATTCGGTTACCAAGGTCGGTTAATGCGCTAAGAGATTCTGACTGGCTAAGGTTAAACTTTCTAGCAGCATTAGCTGCAACATCTTGAATACCGGCTAGTTGCTGAAAGTTTTTGCTAACGAGTTCAATTCTGGATTGCGCAGATTCAAGCTCAGATGCATCTATAAAAGACTTTCGCAGTGCAAGCCCAACACCGAGTCCAGCCAATGCATTGCGAAGTCCATTAAGCTTGCCGCTTGCCTGCTGGGCTGCATCGCCTTGATCGCGGATACCCGCTGCAGCGCGTTCGGCTGTTGATAAGAACCTGCCGTTTTCAGCCCTAGCCCTGCCGGTAGCGTCGGTGAAATACTTAACGCCATTGGCGGCAACCTTAAACTTATCGCTTGCTGCCGCTGCAGTTGCATTTAGCTTTTCAACTGCTTGACCAGTTGCCTGCGACTGCGTTTGCACCTGCCGCAGTTTGCTGACCGCATTGCGGCTGTCAACGTTAATAGCAACGTTGGCGACAACCGACACGATCTACCTACGGCGTTGCTTCATTCTACGTTCCTGCTCTTCGTTCTGCAGCTCAAAATAAGCTGACCATACCAGCAACTCTTCTAGCGTTACCTCTTGGTTGAGCTTGGCCAATGAGTAGCCAAGCTCTTTTGCAATACCAAGTTGCAGCAGGAGCAGGTTGTCTTTACTTAGCTCCCGCTTGAGTGCTTTTCATGTCAACCTCTTCCTCCTCTGGGTTGGTGATGATCGCAAGCATCAGTGTTTGCAGGTCAGCATCCATTACCTCATTTTTCAATTCGGCAATTTCACCTGCAGCAAACAG